ATGCCTCAAGGCTATTGCCCTCTAGGTCAATGTTGTCCATCGCCTTCTCAAAGGTCGGCGGTGGGTTCACTAGGTCGCTGCGCGATAGCACCCCTGCGAAGGCTTCGATGCCAGCCCTGAAGAAGTCTGCGAACACCGCACGACCCAGCCTACCCTCATAGGCGTTAGGGGGTTCCGCTGGTTCGGCCGGCAGATATTTCCGCTTGGTCGCTTCACCCCTCAGGCAATACCAGGCGTCGTAGGCTCGCTCCAGATCCTCGGCGTGCTCCCGCAAGATCGGATGCCGGAACGATGGCAGCTTCGGGTCGGTTCCAGGATGTTCAGAATGCACCGCCGCCCGTACTCTTTGCCTGCTAGTGGAGCTTTCCGCTTAGAGCTTCACCGCCTTGGGATGGGGTTTGCGGCGTTGGAACAGGGACGGCTGCACCACCTCGACCGGTGCGGGCCTTGGCTGGCGAGGGCGCCGCTCACGGGGCACGGGGACAACGGTGGCAACGTCGAGCCCTAGCAGCCCCTGGCGGAACTGCTCCAGGGTGCGGCCACGCAGCTGCGCCTTCAGGCGGTTGTGAAACTGAATCATCGGGCCAGATGGGAAAGCCCGCTTGAATGGATCAGCTGCCCACCGCTCTAGGAGGCCACGATCAGCGGGGCGAAGGTTGGCGAACGCTGCATCGGTGAGGGCATAGAGCGCGGGGGCAAGGGCTGCCTCAGTGGCCTGTGGCTGGTGTTGGCTGAATAGGGTCAGCTCGTCATCTAGCTCAACCGTCCCGACCATGGCGCCGAGCATTTCGGTGATCTCGTCTTCGCTGAACACCGGCAGGGCCTCGACGATCTGCGCCAGGGTCTGACCTTCGGCCATAAGGCGCCGCACCTTGGGGTAGTGCTCGCGCCACTTACTGGGCATCTTCACGTCGTAGCCGTGATCCCGGATGTGGTGCTTAATCGCTCCCTCGATGAACGGGCAGACCAAGGAACTGACGGCATAGGGCCGATCGGTTTCGGGGTTAATCTTGTTGGGGTCGTACTTGCGGCAGCCATTGAGCAACCCCTCCAGGGCGGGGCCGATGAAGTCTTCAAAGGGGCGGGAGCAGCGGCGGGACCACTTAGCAGCGGCTGCTTCGGCTAGTCCCTGGTTATCGACAATCAGCCGCTCGGATAGTTCAGTGCGCGGTGGTGCTCCAGGTTTGGCCGGTTGCTCCAGCGGCGCACCCTTGCGCTCCCGTCGCCTGCGCTTGGGGGGCTCCGGGAGGGTATCGGTGGGTTGTGGCGTGAGAGTGGTGTTCATCGGAAACCGGGGATAGCGGACCGCCGCCGGGGTGGCGGGGGTTCCGGCTGCTGCATCAGTGCGGTGGAGCCGTGGCCGTAGGTGGCGGTACTTACCCGCATCGGGCCGGTGCTCGCGCAGAAGTTCAGTGCCTGCGTGGTTTCATCCACAAGGTCATCAAAGGTGCCTGATGGGAAGGCCATCACCTGTCCCACGTACTCGCTTAGCCATGGGGAATGACGCGGCAGGAATACACGGCCCTGGCGGAACATCACTGAAGCGGCCTCAGCCCGTGCCACCTTGCCGCCGAGGGGGTTAACGGCATGGACGGCATAGGCAGCCTCGCGCTTGAGTGTGTCGATGATCGCTGGGCCGTTAGCCTTGTCTTCGATCAGCAGCTCATTGAATTTCCACACCGGCTGCAGGCGGCGCAGCATGTCGAGAGTGTCGGTAAAGCCCATGCGGCGGTTCACCTGATCGACCCGGAACATGCCCTCCTGCGTCTGCAGCCATAGGCCGATACCCACCATGTCGGACCCTGCCGAATCCTTAAAGGTGGCGTCCACTGATGCCAGTTTGCGGATGCCGTATTCGGGCAGCACTACATCACCTTCCTCCCCTTTCTGGCCTGGCAGCACGTAGAACCGCAGGGTGTCGCGGCTGAAGATCGTCCCGGCACTTTCGGTAGGGGCCTGCTGGTAGATCGCCTCCCAGTCCCGGCGGGGGGTGTTGGCCCGCTTACGCTCGATCCATGCCTCATCGAAGCGGGTCGGGTCGAGGGCCTGGCCAGGGGCGCGGTCGTCCTGCTCACGGGTGACCGTGCGCGGCAGGGGTTTGATCGCGTTGGCAGGGGTGGCTTCGATCGGCATTGAAACCACATGCCAGGGCTCGCATTGGGCCGTGAGCCCCTCCTTCTCCAGTTCCTCGTTCTTGGTCAGCAGGTAGCCGATCAGGTCGTTGCTGTGCCAGCGGGTGTGAACGATCACCACCGCATTGCCAGGCTCTTCACGGGTGCTCAGCACCGAATCCCACCATGAATGAACCTGACGGCGCCAGGCGGCGGAATCGGCCATCTCGCGGGATTTGATCGGGTCATCCACCACGATCAGATCACCAGGGTTGCCGGTGCCACCGCCTACACCAGCAGTCCAGAGGCCACCGATGCCAGAGGTGCCCCACTTCTTCACGCCACCTGAGGTAGGCGAGAGGGCGCCACCGGAAGCGGTGAAGTAGTCGCGGGCATCCTGGGAGAACCCCTCGGCCAGGGTGGCGGTGTGGCAGCCGATGCCGACCGAGCGGTTCGGGTAGCGGCGCAGGAAGTAGCCGGGAAGAAAGATTGAGAAAATGGTGCTTTTGTAGTGGCGCGGGGGAAGCTCCACCATCAGGCGGCGGATCTCACCATCAGCGACACGCTGACCAAGGGCGACTAGGCGGTGAGTGTGGTCGCTCCAGGGGAAGCTGGGGCAGACCGAACAGATGTACTCCTTAAAGGTGCCGGCGATGGGGGCCTGAGTCTTACTGGCGTTGGCATCGCTTTCCAGCTCCAGCACGGCGAGGCGCGAAGAGGGGTCAGGGGCGCGGATGGGGGTCATCCCACCAGCCCCACGCGATACACCGCCCAGTAGGCACCGGGCCCTGGGTGGTCCGTAACGTCAAGCAACTGGTGCTCACGTAATGCCGCGATGCGCCTGCTCACGGTGGACTGCGAACACTGCCACCGGGTCATCATCTCGGCGGTGGTGATCTCCGGGGCAACGCCTGCCGCAATGCGCAGGCCAAGCCATTCGGTCAGCTCCAGGCAATCAAGCAAGGTGCCTTCACTCACATAGGGCCGTCGTGCCAGCAGGGTGCGGACGAGATCGGTCACGGTTCCCCCTCATCCGCAGGAGGCGTCCCGAGACCACGGGCCTGGATCTGCAGCAGCACCCGCCGTTCATCGTCTGGGGTGAGCCCAGCAGAGGCAAGGGCATCCATCACGGTGGCGACGGTCTTGCGCTCTACGCGGCGATCGGCGGCAGCGTCAGACCACGTTTCTCGTGTCGTGGGGTTGTGGGTCAACCACCATTGGGCATCACGAGGATCAAGTGATCCTGTGATGATTTTGATTGCGCGAATTTCTGCTGAATGACGCCCTTCCTGGATAGCGGCCAGAAACTGGTTTTCCAGTTCGGAACCGATGCCCTGTTCCGCTTTTAGCATCCATGCCTTGATGGTGCTGATTGATGCCTTGCAAGCCCTGGCAACGGTGTCCAAAGCGCCACCCTGCTCAGAGATTTCCCGAGCGGTCTGAACCACCTCTGCAGTGAGCTTGCTTGGGCGGCCAGCAGGCACGGGTAACGCGGCGTTGCGGTCGCCCATAGTCTAAGCCATAATTGCCGTTTGGGAACGGCAACGGCTACCCACGCGATGAAGTCACAGCGGTATCTCCGTTGTACCTTCCGACCTCGGCATAGGACGCAAGGGGGGTGGAGTCCATGCGCATGAACTTCATCTGCCCGATCTTGAGGCCTGGGTAGATGCCAACCCAGTGGAGCTGGCGGACGTTTTTCAGCTCCAGGGTGAGGCGTGAGCCATGCCAGCCGGGGTCACACCATCCGGCTAGCAGGTGCTGCAGGCCTTCGCGGGCGCGGGAAGATTTGAGCACGAACTGTGCGGCGATGCACTTGGGCAGGTTGAAGATTGGCTCACCTTCTGCGAGCAGGAACTGCCCCGGCACCATGCGGTAGGGGTCGTCTGCGGTGTGGTGGGCCATGCAGTAGGGCACAAGGCCGGGCCCCTCGGCGGACTCGATGAGGATGTTCGAGCCCAGGCGAAGGTCCAGGCTTGCTGGGTTGAGAAGGGCGGGGTCAAAGGGGGTGACCATGCCGGTTTCGCATAGGGCACGGATCTGGAAGTCAGCGAGAACGGTCATTTGGTGATGGGTTCGTAGATGGTGCGGGCTTGGTGCTGGGCGAGCTGGCGGAGGTCCGTCCAGAACGGTGCTTCGTGGTCTGGGGGGAGGATCAGTGCCTCGGGGGTGCCGTTGGTGGAGCGGACCTGGAGGATGCGGAGGCCCCAGCCGGGGCGCTTGGGGGTGGTCATGGCTTGCGGTCTGGCTCGGCAACAACTTCCCACCCATGGGAGCGAACGCCTGGCGGGTGGTTCTTGCGTGATCGCCCATGCCAGCGGATCCGCCCAGATTTGCGCATGGCTTGCATCCGTGCGTCAACGGTCCGCCACTTGCCGCCAGCCAGATCAATCAGTGTTTGGTTGTTGGTTGCATGGCCGGAGGAGGACCGCACAAAAGCGCAGATGGCGTCGTCAAGGATGTTGTGGTCAATCATGAGCCACCTCCTGCACGGCTTGCCCGGCCCCCGGCGTGTAGCACCCCACCCCGTCAAGGAAGTCGGCGGTGGTGCTGCTGCCGTGACGCTCCCTGAGAATGGCGGCCAGTTCGTGGGCAACGGC